TTCGCCCAGGAGTTCTCTTGTAAGTTCCAAGGGTCTTCAGGCACTCTTATCCCAACCGAAGTGTTGGAAAGAATGCAGTGGATCAACCCTATTCAAGAAGATGAGTATTTCAAAGTCTACTTGGAATACCAACACAAGCACGTTGAGATTCCTGATCCTGAGGATGAAACTGGCCAAAGGAAAATTAAGGTTGCAATGCCTGTTGATCCAACTAAGGACAAGCCAAGAAAGTATCTTGCTATCTCGGACCCGGCTGGGGGATTAGGACAAGACTATTCAGTATGTACCGTATTGGACGTTACTGAATATCCTTACAAAATCGCGGCTAAATATAGGAATAACAATATCAGCCCATTGCTGTTCCCGCATACAATTCTAAATATATGTATGACGTATGGCAATTGTCCTGTCCTCGTTGAAGCGAATAATGACGTAGGCGGTCAGGTTACATATATCTTGTATTATGAACTTGAATACGAGAATATGATTCTAACGTCTAACTCAGAACGCGCCATCGGCGGATTGAGAGAAGGCGGTAAAGGCAACGCTGCGCTACCTGGCGTGAAGACAACCAAAAAGGTTAAATCCATTGGATGTTCAAACCTCAAGACATTGCTTGAAAATGAGTATCTGGTTATTGAGGATCAGGAAACTATTGAAGAACTAGGCACATTCATCGCCAAGGGCGCAAGCTACGAAGCCGATGAAGAATGTCACGACGACACCGTAATGCCATTGGTGTTGTTTTCTTGGTTCATCAAGACCGAGCTTTTCAACGAATATTGTGGTAGTGATATCGGCGCTGATCTCTATAGGAGAAACGTCAATATTGCTATGGAAAGTATTCTACCATTCGGCTACATTGAAATTGCAAATAATGAAGTCGTTGAGTATGCTGCAAATATTGGCGGTCACGCCATGAACGTAACTGAAAATAATATGATGTCGTTTGAACAATGGATGGCCCTGTAGGATACATCTAAATATTACTAGGTTGAACTTTAACAAGATAAAGGAAGATTTATGCTATTTTTATCGCCTGCTGTCCTTACTTCTGAGGACGATCAAACCCTATACACCACGCAGGTAGCCAATAAAGTTGGCGCTATTGCTGGTGCCTTCCAATGGGGTCCAGTAGATGCCCCTACACAAATCACAAACGGCGAAAAGGAATTTGTTGCCAAATTCGGCATTCCTGACAACGTAACGTATCCGTATGTAATGCCTTTGCTAGACTTCTTCTCATACAGCAAGGCTGCATGGGTTGTTCGTCAAGTGGGTGCTGCTGCGCGTAACGCATTCCCTACAGGTCAAACGGCTGAACTCGTGAAGAACGATGACGCATTTGACGCGGGCAATTTCACAGGTTCTGACTTTATCGCCAAGTATCCTGGAGTTGCTGGTAACGGTCTTGCTGTCGTAATTATCGACCAAGCCCACTTCGATGGTCATGAACTAGCTAACCAATTCACGTATGTTCCCATCGCTTCTGCCGGTGAATATGCTATCGCTGTGGTTGATACCACGGGATATTGGACTGGTACGGCTCAAAAGAAACAAAAAGAAAGCCTATATGTAACTGGCTCTGCTACGGCAAGCGCGACGATCACTGTATTTGGTGTTCCTGTTACAGTTGCTGCTAATGATACGGCTTCCGCAGTTGCTGCTAAGATTGCTGGTACTGCTGGCATCGTTGCACTATTCGATTCTGTAGTTGCTAACGGCAGCATCGTTACCTACGTTGAGAAAACTGCTGGCTACTCTACGGTGACTCCTGCTCCTGCGGCTCAAAATGGCGTGGCTTTCGCTACTACGATTGTTGATCCAGGTTCTCTAGGTGGCGTTCTAGAGAAGTATGAATTGATGACGTCTAATCCTGCTGCTCGCTTTGCCGACGGCACAACTCAGTACTATGTGGACGCTATCAACAAGGGTTCTAAGTACATCCGAGTTGGCGACAAGTCAATTGCTCTTTCTAACCGCACAGTGGTTCTAGCTGGTGGTGTGGATGACCAAGTGGTTAACGTCACAGAAGGTTTCCAGCTATTCGCCAACCGTGAAGCATATGATATTCAGTTCCTAATCGCTCCTGCTGTTAGCGAAGCTGAACAAAAGGCGATCATCGACGTTGCTGAAACTCGTATGGATTGTATGCCTTTCGTGGCTCCGATGTTGGCTGACGTTGTGAATAACCGTGGTAATGAAGTAGCTTCTGTTCTAGATTGGCGTCAAAACCGTCTAAACAAGGACTCTAATTACTCATTCGCAGTCGACAACTGGGGTTACATGTACGACAAGTACAACGATGTGTACCGTTGGATTCCGGCTACTGGTGGTACGGCTGGTATCTTCGCGCGCACGTTCGTTAACAACGATCCTTGGATTAGCCCGGCTGGTCTAACGCGCGGTAAGTATTTGAACTACACTAAGATGGCTTGGTCTGCATCTGAAGATGACCGTAACGCTTTGTACCCATTCGGTATCAACAGCATTGTTACGTTCCCGTCTGATGGTATTGTCCTTTACGGCGATAAGACGTTGACTCAACGTCCTTCTGCTTTCAGCCGCGTGAACGTCCGTTGGGCATTCATCGTTGCTAAGCAGAGTGTTGCTGCTATGGCACGTTACTACTTGTTCGAACTAAACGATGCTAGCACTCGTGCTCAATTCGTGAATGCGGCTACTCCGTTCTTGCGTAACATGAAGAACCGTCGCGCGTTTGAAGATTTCCGTGTGATTTGTAACGCCGACAATAACGATGCCGATACGCGCTTGCAAAACAAGTTTGTTGTTCAGTTGCTATTGAAGCCTACTTACTCTATCAACTGGGTGATCTTGAACTTGTCTGCTATCCGTCCGGACGTGGCATTTACAGAAAACTCTTAATATTGAAGGGGAGTAAATCTCCCCTTCCTTTGAAAAGGAAATAAAATGCAGATTTCTCAAATTCGCCAAGCCGTTCGTTCTGGTCTAGTCCGTACTAACCGCTGGCGTGTCACGGTGAACCTACCTGGTTATGCCGGTAGTCAAGCGGATGCTTCACAAGCCTCTCTACTTGCTCGTACAACTAGCACGCCTTCATCTGCTATTGGTGTAATCGAGCTAACGTGGGGCGGACGTACATTGCCGGTTCCTGGTGATCGTACCTATGAAGAATTCACTGTTACGTTCATCGGCGTCAATGATATGAACGTGTACAATGCATTCCAGAAGTGGTCTGAAAACATCAACGGTTCTGACTCTAATACGGGTCTAACCAGTCTTGATAACATCATGAACGACATCACGTTGGAACTACTAGACGTGAACGACAATGTTACAAAGACTTTCGTTCTACATGACTCTTGGCCCGCTACGGTTGGTCAGATGTCTATGGATTCGGGCGAAATGGATGGCTACGCTCAATATGATGTAACTTTCCGTTATGTCAACTACAGCCAGCCTAACGTAACGCTGTAATCTTCAAATAAGAAAGGGACTCTAACGAGTCCCTTTTGATTTGTGGGTTAGCCCTAAATACTAATACTACATTAACGAGGGCAATTATGGCACTCCAATCATCTATTCGCAATGGCTTCTCCCGCTTGTTTCTAGGCACGGAAGTTGCTAATCCAGAGCGCGAAGAAGAACAGAAAATCATCCAAAAACAGACCCTGGTGGCTGTTGAAAACGATGATGCATCCGATCTTATTGACGTTAACCATTACTACACTACCGGCTTTGCTAATCAGCTGGATATGCGTAATCAGGCTGAAGTCATCAATGAATATCGCTCTATGGTCATCCACTCTGAGGTGGATAGAGCAGTGGATGATATCATCAATGAAGCTGTTACCGCAGACGCTGACGAAAGCCCTGTTGTTATCAGTATCAAGGATATTCAGGAAGGATTGGCCCAAGAAACGAAAGATAAGATTATCAAGGAATTCAACTACTTGATTCGCTTGTTGAAATTCGATCTTCGTTCTTATGAAATCTTCAAGCAGTTCTATGTCGATGGTAGACTCTACTACCACAAGATCATTGACCCTCAGCGCCCCAAGAAGGGCATTCTGAAGCTGGTTAATCTAGACTCTCGTTCAATCAAGAAGGTTAAAGAGATTGCAACTGAGACCGACCCTCAAACAAAGATCGATCGCATTGTAGATACTCGCTCATACTTCTTGTATGACCCGACCTACGCGACTTCAGCATCAAACGATACCGGTGTTCGCTCTAACCTAGTCTCTCGCGTAGAGCAGGCTCTGGAACTGAGCCTAGACACGGTAGCATTCGTGCATAGCGGGATTATATCGGGTGATGCTGGTAACGTTATCCTAGGCCACCTAGAGAAGGCTAGAAAGCCTCTAAATAACCTCCGTATGCTAGAGGATGCCTGCGTAATCTATCGTATTACGCGTGCGCCTGAACGCCGCATTTTCTATGTGGACGTTGGTACGCTTCCTAAGAAGGGTGCTGAGGAATACATGATGAGCCTGATCAATAAATACCGGACTAAACTGGTATATGACGGCACAACGGGTAAGGTTAAAGGCAATTCTCACCAAGTCTCCATGATGGAAGATTATTGGTTGCCTCGTCGTGAAGGTGGACGCGGTACTGAGATTGATACTCTACCTGCCGGCGAGAACCTAGGCCAAATTGAAGATTTGCGTTACTTCCAGAAGAAACTGCTTGAGTCGCTGAACGTGCCTAAGTCGCGTCTGGAAAGCGAAGCTACCATTTCTATTGGTAACCGCGCTACGGAAATCAACCGTGATGAAATTAAGTTCAACAAGTTCGTTCAACGTCTACGCCGCCGTTTCAACGGTTTGTTCCTAGACCTTTTACGCACTCAGTTGATTTTGAAGGGCATTACGACTGCGGATGACTGGGAAGAAATTGTTCTACCATCACTCTCATTCGACTATGCTTCTGATGAATTCGTCAAAGAAGAACAAGAAGCACAAATTATGGAAGGCCGTCTAAATGCCCTCCAGCAAGCTGATGAATACGTTGGTAAGTATTTCTCTAAGCGTCAAGTCCAGAAGAAGATTCTGCGAATGACTGATGAAGAGATCAAGGAAACCGCTGAAGAGATTGATGAAGAGATCAAGGCTGGTGAGTATCTATCGGCTCAAGATCAAGCTGATATGGATGCTGGTATCCATGACGACCAACTAGATGCGCAGATTAAGGTTGCTAAGGCAACTAAACCTCCTGCCCCAAGTAAAAAGTAAAGGACTAATATGGAAAAGCAAGACATCATCAATTCGTTTCTGTCTAAAGACGCGGACAAAGTAACCGAAGCCAAAGCTGCTCTAAAGTCGCTTTTGACTGCTCGTATGACTCAGTTCCGTTCGGACTCTTCAAAATTCATCGCTAAATCGCTGTTTGAATCTGGCATGACTTTTGTTCCGCCTGGTATTAAGGTTGGTGACTATGGCGTGAATGCTGCCGGCGCTAAGGTTGTGGTCACACAAGTCCTAGGCGATGGTATGCTAGAACTGAAGCATATTGAAGGCGGCACTCTATACAAGGCCGCTGGAGATTTTACCCCTGAAGGCGGAACGCCGCCTGGTAAAGGAGCGTAAGCTATGATGTTCCTACGCGAGTGGGCGCCAAATATGGAAACCCTTACCGAGCAAACTGCTGAAGGTAAGGTTCTGTATTTGGAAGGTCCAATGATCATGACCGAAAAACGTAACCGCAACGGTCGTATCTATGAAAAAGCAATGATGGAAAGCTCAGTCGATACTTACATCGAGAGCTATCTAAAGGCCAATCGTGCTATTGGTGAGCTAAACCATCCTGACTATCCGTTCCCTAATATCAAAGAAGCGGCTGTCTATATTGAGTCTCTATCTTGGCAAGGGACTGATGTTATTGGAAAAGCGCGCGTACTAAATAATATTCACGGACAACAAATCAAGTCTCTAGTGGAAGCAGGTTTCCGCATGGGGATGTCTACTCGCGGTCTTGGTAATGTCGTAGAACGTTCCGGCCAAAAGTATGTCACAGAATATATGCTCAACGCCATCGACGCGGTTGATATGCCTTCGGGACAAAACTGCTATATGAACGCATTGAAGGAATCTACTGAGTGGGTTCAACAAGGCGGAATCTGGGTTGAGAAAGAGAACCAAGAAAAGGCTCAGGCTCTGTTCTTGGAGAAATTCGAACAATTGATTCACGAAATCAAGAAGGCTAAATAATGGGTATCTTCAAAGACCTATATGAATCTGCTGGCGGTTCAGTGCCACAGAAGCGTACATTTGTTGTTCATGTTACCCCAAAAGGTAAATCTGAACCTGAAACATATGAACATGAAGCTTATAGCCCACGAAGCACTGTAAGGCATCACCAGGCTGAAGGTAATACGCTACATAAGATTGTTGATAAACATACTGGCGAAGATGTTACCAACGAATAAGTTGGCGACTAAATAC